TGGGCTTATCTGCAACAAGTTCCTATCGATCCAGATATCGCATTCCTGAATTCAGGTGTTGGTGTATATCAATTTGGATGGGCCGATAGAGTAGGTGAGGAGTCTATATTAAACCCAGACGGAGCAGGAGTAACAGGATCGGGATTCCCAAATGGATATTCTAACTCTTTGATAGCGTATTCTATGTCTAACCCTTATATTGATTTTCAATATAACGAGACCGCAGATGGAGATATTATTTGGAAAAATTCAGACGGAACGGACATTCAATATCTGGATTACCAAAGCTTGGTTGATGTAGATGGATTTCCTTATGTAGCGGTTAGATCTTTTAGTAATACTTCTAGAGACATTACTAGCCTAGAGGATATTGCTGCCTTTGGTGCTTCTTATGCCTCGGATAATGTGGGTCTCCCAGTTTCTGCAGATAAGATAGACATCATATCACAAAATGGAAACATAAACGAATACCTTAATGTTATAACTAGGGTAGATGCCACAACGTTTACTGTAGGTTTAGACGCCCTTGGTAACGTTCCTTTAGCAGTTGGCGATTGGATAGTTTCTACTGACCTTAATATATGTTTAGATGCTGCAGGGACAAGACAGTCTAGACTAGGAAAGATCACTACGGTTTCTGCTACAACAACTAGCGGTGTCTACAGAGTAACTTGTGCTAGACCAGTACTTTATTACTCAGGAACACCTCTAAGAGTTCAGAAGTTCACATCGATTGAGGATTTCACTACATCGTTTGATTTCACATACTTCCAAGGTTTCACTATGACCGAAAGGCATAGACCAAATGGAACTGATGCTAGATTAACTGAGATATTAGATGTACTTTACAATACAGATCTTGCTATAGCGCTTGCTAATAAGGACGCTATAACTTACAGATACATTATTGATACATTCGGTGGACAAATACTTCCTAATTCTAAGTATCAATTGAGTAAGTTGGCGATGATGAGACAGCAATCTCTTGCTATCATCAATGCGCCTTCTACTGCTCAATTCCAGGCTTCTACAGATCCTAGATTTACTGATGCACCTACAGCTACTAATCCTAAGCCGTTGTTAAATACTGCTTATATAGCTTCCGGTGGTAATCTATCCTTGAATCCTACATACACATTCAGTCTTCCTTCCGAAGCTGATGGAGCTAAATTCTGTGCATTCTACTCACCTTACATCACTATAAGGGAGTCAAACAGAAACGTAAACGTTCCACCGGCAGCTTTAGTTTCTAATAATTTCATTAGAAAATTTGCGACAGGTGAACCTTATGCAATCGTAGCAGGTCAAAAAAGAGGGGTTCTTTCAGGGCAAACTATAGTAGGTGTTGAATATGATTATAGTGATGCAGACAGAGGAAATTTAGAGCCATTCGGAATAAATCCTATCATCAGAAGAAAAGGTATTGGTGTAGTTATATTCGGTAACGGAACTGCTTATCAACAAGTTAATTCTGCATTCAGCCTTGTTCACGTTAGAGATTTGCTCATCAGCATTGAAACTGACACCAATCAAATTCTTTCTAACTATCTGTTTGACTTCAACGAGGATTCAATTAGACTTGAAATTAAGACTTTGGTTGATAATTACTTAGATGGAGTAAGAGCAGGAGGTGGTATTTATGCTTATAAGACCATCATGGATGCTACTAACAATACACCAGCGATCATTGATATGAACATGGGGGTTATTGACATCATCATCGAGCCTGCAAGAGGTATACAGAAATTCATAAACAGAATCACTGTAACTAGAACAGGCGGTATAGCTGCTGGAGGATTCATACAGTTTGTATAAAATTTGATCACTCAGAAGCAAATAGATAAATAGTTAGTATATGGCAGGCTTACCACATTTTTCAAACTCGATCGCATCGATGAATAACTTCGAACCGGTTTACTTAAACCAGTTTGAGGTAGTAATAAATCCACCAGCTGCTGTAGCTGGTGGACCTATTCTTTTACAGCACGTAACGAAGGTTTCTGGTATGGATGTAGATAAAAATCCAGCACCTGTAGCTCAGAAGTACAAGTTTGCAAAAAGAAACTACGCGGGGGCTAAACCGGATACTACTGGAATGACCGTTTCAATGAGCTTCACTGTGAACTTGAACGATGCTAATTCTATGTATGTTTTTAAAACACTAAGACAATGGACGGATCTTATCTATAATCCGTTAACCGGAGCAATGGGTGTTAAAAATGACTATGTAGGGTCAATAGTTATTTCAATCTTTAATAAAAACGGTGACGTTTTTAAAAGAGTAGTTTGTAAAGACTGCTTCCCACTTAGCGCAATTTCGCCAATGAACATAAGTTATGCAGCAGAAGAGGTTTGGAAGATAGACAATATGGAATGGGCAGTTGATTATTGGGAAGATCTATTCCTATAAAAAAATTAAGAAGAAATGTCAGGATTACCACACTATACTAATTCTCAAGCTGCTATACAGCTTTACGAACCAGTTTATCTTAACCAGTTCGAGGTTATTATTAATACCCCAGCGGGTGTTCAGCAGTTACCTGGTTTAAATGGAGAATTGATACTGACCCAGCAGGTTAAGGCTATATCCGGTATGACCGTTGATATACAGCCATCTGGACCAGTTGAACAATTCTATAAGTTCGCTACTAGAAGATATGCAGGAGGAGAGCCTTCCCAGACTGACATGGATTTAACCATGGAATTCGAGGTTAACCTTAACGAATCCAATTCGATGACTGTGTACAGGACTCTTAGACAATGGTCGGATCTTATCTATAATCCATTGACTGGTGCTATGGGGCTTAAGCGTGATTATGTTGGATCTATGGTTATATCTATATTCAATAAGCAGGGTGATGTTTTTAGAAGAATAAGAATACCGGTTTGCTTTATAAGTACGCCAATACCAGCTTTGGAGTTAGATTATGACCAGGGAGCTAATATCTATAGTATTAGTATTTCTTGGAAATGTGATTACTGGGAAGATCTTTTCTTGTAAAATAAAGGAACTTAAAGGGAAAGGACGCTATAAATTGTGTCCTTTTTTTGTGGACCGTTATATAATTTATAACATAAGATCTTAATATTATGAAGAATTTATCGCCCGAGGAAATCCTCAGAAATAAAGAAGCAGCTAGTGGATTCGTCTATGATGATCCTAAAGATGAAGTAATTGTAACAAATACCGAGAATCCGGTTACAGTAAACGAGAATCCGGTTACCCTAAATGAAAATGCTTACACTTCTCAGGAACCCATTTCTGCTAAAGCCCCTATTGAAGAGCAGACTGTTCAGAACCCCCCTAATTCGTTAGGCAGGGTCGAAAGAAAGCATCCTTACTTCCAACAGGAAGCTCAATCTACTCAGCCCCATAATAGTGCTCAAAAACAGCCTGGAGAGTTAGGTTGGAAGAATATACCAATGAGTATACTCCCATCAAAGGGTATGTACTACCCAGATGGTACTAGAATAGCTATTAGAGCTGCGGAGGTAAAGGAAATCAGACATTTCTCAACAATAGACGATGAGGATAGAATAGACATAGAGGAAAAATTAGGCTATATCCTCGATAAGTGTATGAGAATGGATTTTCCGGCACAGGGTATAGTTTCTTATCAGGACCTAAAATCCGAGGATAGATTTTTCATAACACTAGCAATAAGGGATCTAACTTTCACTAGAGGTGAGAATAGTGTAATATTAATTCCCAACAATCCTTGTGAATCTAAGGAATGTCCGCTAAGAGACGGATTTGAACTTAGAACCGGTGTTTTGTCAATGTATGAGATTGAAGATAAGATACTGGAATATTATGACAGCGAAAGAAGATGTTTTTCTTTTGACATAAAGAAGCTAGATAAAAATATCAAGATGTTTGTTCCTAGTATAGGAGTTACTAAAAGAATATCCGATTTTATAATATCCCTTGCCAAGAGAGGCGTTGAAATAGATGATGCTTTTGTACAGATATCACCTTTCATATTTGAGGATTGGAGAACCCTAACTGAAGGGTCATTCCAGGCAAGATTAAAAGACAGTGATTCGTGGTCAAAAGAGGAATTCAGCTTACTGTTTGAATTATCTGAAAAAATAAAAATAGGTACAAAGTCCAAGGCATTGGTAAAGTGCCCTAAGTGCGGTGGAAGGGAGGTCACCGCCGACATTACCTTTCCCAAAGGGCTTAGATCCCTTTTCGTTATTTCAGATATCATTGGAGAACTTCTTTGATCTGAAGTTTAGACTATGGAAGGAGCACGGTCTTGATCCTGAATGGGTAGAGGGAATACCTTATTATGAATACCAGATATGGATAGATAAGCTTAATCTCGCTATTGATGCTGATAATCAAGAAGTACTTGCAGATTCAGGAAAGAGCACAGTTTTCTCTTTTAGGAAGTAAAATTGCAACCAAAATATATAGAAATAAAGAATTATTTCATAAATGTCATCTACCGAAAGTGAAAAACAGTTCATTGACCTATCGAGAAGTTTAGAGGGTCTCGTTGGTGAATTGAAAAAAATGAACATATCGTCTATCAAGGACGATATTAAGAAACAGGGTGATGTTATAGAGAGATCACTGGGTAACGTAAAGGGTAGCTTTAGAAGAGGCGGTAAAACTAAGGATGATGGAAACTATTTAGTTGGTGAGAATGGACCAGAAGTGGTTTCGCTTCCTACCGGATCCTCAATAATACCTTTAGATGTTTCAGATTTAATAGAGGGATTAAAAAATGTTTCTAAGCTCAAGGACGATCTTGATGATAAGATTTTAAACTATGACAAGGATAAGGGTGTTGTAGTTACACCAGCAGGCGATTTTGATATTGGCTTTCTAAAAAGCCAGATCGAAAAGCAAATAGCTGAGGATGCTGCTATGGATGTTTCGGATGGCGGTAAAAGTGCAGAAGCTGTAGTTTCTCTTGAAAAATTACAGGATAAGATAAAAAATGCTAAACCCGAAAACAAAGAGGGAAGCATGGATGAAAAAATTGGCAAATCAGCGGGTCCGAGTGCAGAGGAAATAAAAGCGGAAAGAGAAAGATTATTAGCCGAAGACTATGAATTCTATACAGAATATCCTAAAAGCCTGCAGGATGATCTAGATTCCTATATAAGCAGTTACAGTTCTGGACCTGCCTCTTCTCTCAATGAATTTTTAACTGCCGGGCCAGAATTAGCAGGGAAGGAAAAACCTAGTTCTAAAGAGGAAAGCGGGGGAAAGGAAAAAGATAATTCAAAAGAGGAAAGCGTAGAGAAGATCACAAAAAATAGAAAAGAAAAAGAAAAGGGGAGTACTGGAGAGGGCCTATTCTCCAAAGGAAAATTGTTAGAATCTAAGAAAAATTCAGGTGCTGGTATTGCAACTACTGGACTTTCTCTTTTGGAAAAAAAATCAGGGCTAACAGATAAAGCTGTTAACTTGGGATCCAAATTTGGTATATCCGGTGATAAAACCGAAAAGTTAATCGGCACGGCTAATCAGAAAGCTGTAAGTAAAGTTCAGGATTTGGGTAAAAAATCACCCAAGGAAAATACGGGTAAAGAAGATACCAAAAGCAAAGCAGTAAACGAGAAGCCTGAATTGAATCCACCGCCTAAGCCAGCGCCACCCCCCGAGCCCAAGCCTGCCCCAACCGCAGCCCCTGCCCCGGAGAAGAGCAAATCAGCAAATCCGGAGGCTAGCTCAAAATCAGAAACTACTGAGACAGCTAGCAAATCAGGGACAGCTGAGCCCGCGTCTAGTGGAGCTTCTAGTTCTTCCTCTGGTGCATCTCTGTCTAATGAGGATGCTAAAGACATTAAAAGCCTTCTTAGTAAGATAGCAAATACACTAGCTGGACCACTAAATATTAGTTCACCTGATCCTTTTAGACCAGATTCTAGAAGAATTTAATTTAAAACCCTCGGGTTTCCTGCGGATTTTTGTATTACATTTGAGGTATATTAAACTGGAATGCCTATGTCAGAAAAGATACTCTTTAAAGATCTATCTTTCATAAATGAAGAATTTATAGAAAAAAACATCTCCTGGAGAGTTATACCACAGTCAGATTCAACGTATTTACTTTTAACTGGCGATAACTTATATTTAAACGAAAAAGAGGAGAGAATGGATTCCGTGTATCTCGAGATGGCTGAATCCTGGGGAAAGAATTCCCATTGTAAAAGAGCACAGGTTGGATGTTTAATGGTTAAAAATAAGTCTATTATATCGGATGGGTATAACGGATCACCAACGGGATTTCCTAATGTATGTGAGGATGAGAAAGGTGATACGCTATCCTGGGTTTTGCATGCGGAGGCAAACGCTATAACAAAGTTAGCTAAGAGCACTCAGAGCTCTGATGGCTCTACGATTTACGTAACTCTTTCCCCTTGCTTCGAATGCTCAAAACTAATCATTCAATCC